ATAGTCGACATATCCAGTTGAATCATAGATTGCAACCGGTGTTGTGCCGCGCTTGATCACCGCATAACCTGTCGGATCAACTCCAAAGAAAGCTTGAGTAATGTATACTCCGCTAAGCACTTCGTTACCGATAGCAAGACATGTAGAAGTAGCATCTACGTTTGTCGTGATGCTATTACCAGATACTTTAATCGTGGTATTAGCAGCAGAAACGTGAATAACGGCCGACGTATTTTTCTTATTTGATGTAATCGTAACAGCCATTATTCACCTCTGTGTTGAATAGAGAAGTCCAACATTTGCTCGATGCCTTCTGCTGTATCGCATGCTAGCATGAACTCACGTTGGTTATCTTCGTTAAGTTTCTCAAAGACCGATACCATCGTTCTCTTATGTGTTTCTGAAATGTCAGCAAGCTTAGTAAGAAGACGCTCTTCTTTGTTCAAAGGCTTGCCACCGCGCTCTGCTGAGAGCTTAGCAGCGATCGCCATCACTTGGCGCTTCTTCTGTGACTTACCTTGGAACTGAGGAGCATCAGACTTTTGGAAATCCTTGATTACGGTTCCCATTGAAGCTTTGTCCATGTTCAGCTTTTCTTCAATCTCTATTTCTTCAGCAACCTTTGGATGTGATAAACCATAAAGACGCTTTTTCGCTGTTTGATGGGCTGCTTTATCTCCGCTTATCCAGACATTCTTGCTGAAAGACTTTTGAGCTTTGGCTTTGTAGTTAGCAGCTTTTTCTGGTGTATCAAGGATCTCGTCGATCTGATCGGCTTCTTCGTTAGCAATTTTACGAACAGTATTCTTGCGGTTATAATACTTACGAGCATCATTAGCAGTTTCGCCGGACTTCTTAAAAAGACCTGGAAGTTGCTTACCGGCTTTTTGTGCGTATGCATCTTTCTTTTCGGCCGAGATCTCGTCGATCTGCTCAGCTTCTTCTTTTCTTAAAGCATCACCGCGCTTTAAAATCTTTTTACCAGCATCCCACGAACCCATTGAACGTTTACGGAGGCGACGATCGTCATCAACATCAGCTGCGTCGTATGCATCATCTTTCGCTTTTGCTCTGTAATTTCTCAGAGTATCTGTTGAAAGCTCTTCGAGTTCTTCAGCTTCTTCGGCAACCTTTTTCTTCTTACGCAGCAGGTGGAAGTCATGGGCATCGACCTTGCCATTCTTGTTGGCATCGATCTTGTGCTGATTGCCCTTCAGCGCTTCATATACTTCTTCGTCTTCGCCAGGATTGTAGCCCTTACGGTGCTTTGGACGATCAGCCATCTTGACCTTCGAACCCTTAAAGAGTTCATCGTCATTGCCGTTGCGGTCGTCAGTCTTTGCAACTACGTGCTTGTCAATGAACTTCTGCTCGTCAGGATTCTTGACGACCATCGGCCCAAGCTGTCTTTCATTTAAGAAATCTTTAAGCGTCTTCGCCATCGTCGTCTTCTTCCTCTGTGTCTAAATCTTCTAGGTCGAGATCTTCTATATCAAATTCTTCGTCTTCGAACTCATCTTCGAACTCTTCGTCGTCGATGTCAAAATCCAAATCATCTTCGAATTCTTCTTCATCGGTATCTTCAGGTTCGTCAGAAGCAAACATTTGTTGAGCATATGTGGTATGCTCGTCTTCTAATCTCGCTGCGATCTTTTGACCCATGAGATCATCAAAGGCCGTAGCAAATCGAGTTGGCTGCTGTTCGACAGCGGCTCCAATTAGTTCGTCAATATCCATATAAAATCTCCAAAATTCTTTTACTATTTATAATGTATTTATTTTCCTACCAAATCTGGTACATTTGGAATAGGAGTAGCTTTCGCTTTCGGTTTACCAGGAGCCGGAGGAGTCGCATCGTCCTCAGCCGGCGGTGTGCCTACATCTCCAGGAGGAAGTGGCTGTCCATCTGGACCCATTTCTGGTGGAGCATATTGAGGATTATCAATTTCATCGGCGATCTGCTTGTCGATCTGTTCCATATCTTCTTCTGTCTGATAAAGAACATTACGACGAATCCATTCGTGTGAGTAGTATTTGCCTGCATAGTCATCGACATCGCGAAGCATCGAGATACGATCGCGAAGGATCTCTGTGTTCTTCAGCTCAGAGAAATGGTTATCTTCTGTGAACTCATATTTAAAGTTGTATTTAAACTCTGACCAATCTTCAGAGGTAATAATACCCTTCAGAATCAGTTGCTTCTCAAGAATCTTATTGAAAACATCAGAGAATCTTGCACGAAGGCGAGTAATGAATTTAGAAAACTTAACTTCGTCGCGAGTGACTTCTGTGGCTCTTCCGAAGTTGAAAGCTTGTTCAGGATCAAGACGAGAAATAGGAACGTTCAGAGCTTTATAAAGCTTACGTTGGAAGTAAACGATATCGTCGATCTGACCGAGGTTCTGTCCACCTGGAAGAGTGGTGATTTCTGTACCCTTTCCGCCTTCACGACGTGGTAGCCAGAAATCTTCGAGCATTGTCATGTGCTTACGATCGTCGCGGATTTCTCCGGTTCCTGCATCGTACACTACCTTATTCTTGAAGCGAGTCATCACATCACGAAGATATTGCTCAGCTTTCATTTTTGGTAGGTTACCAACGTCGATATAGAAGATACGGCGTTCAGGTGCACGAGAGATACGATAGATGACCAATGAGTCTTCCATCGCCTTTAACTGGTTGAGTGGCTTGATAGCCTTTTGTAGGTAACCAAGAACCATGTCACCTTTAACGTTGACAAGGCCAGAAGATACGTTGATAATAGCGTCTGTGGCTATCTTAATACCTTGCGTAGTAGGATCTTGATAGTTTGGTTGTGTCGGTACTTTACCGAAACCATTCTCATTATAGATGTAGAACTCTTCGCCCTTTGCAGGAATAATAACGTTCGAGTCCTTGGCAGCCTTTCTTTTCTTGTAAGTTTTGACTTTACGAAGCTTGCGAGGATCTACGTAGCGTAGTTCTTGAATGCCTTCTCTTGGATTTTTCTCGTCGATCATCAAGTGATAGAATATTCTACCGTCGACATACCACTTGCGGAAAATTTCATAGGCGTGCTGATTAAACTCGAGCAGCTCGAGCACAGTATCAAACTCATCGAGGATAAGTTTCTTGACTTTGTCTGGTTGCTTTAAGTCGTCAAGATTTAAAGATACGACTTCTTTTTTGGGATCAATTACAACAGCTTCGTTGATAATATCATCGACAGCAAGTTCGATGTCTGGATGCTGAGCCATCTCTCTATACTTCGAGACGAGCTCTGACTCGGTGCGAATGGCACCTTCCATATCAACATACTGGCCATAGGCTCCACCTTCGGCAAGAACAAGAGCTCCATCATCGTCCTGTTTTGGGGCAAATGATGGAAGCTCTTTTTCTTCTTGCTTTCTTTTAATTTCAAAACCAAATAACTCGGCCATGGGTTCTCCAATTTAAATAACGAAAAAAGTAAAGGGAATGATTACCCTTTACTTATTAATCACCGCCGGCGTCGCCTGTCTGTCCGACCTTACCAACTGACCAGTAGTCATATTGGAATGTCACCTGGAACAGTTCGATCTGATCAGTCGTCGACCAATCGAGCTCGATCGGGCTGATATTACTTGGGAAGATTCCGTTAAAATCATAAGTACGGATCTTCGTACCATCTTTACCAAACTGAGTGACTGTGGCCTGAGACTTATATCCAGGGCCAATTTCTCTGACGTTGCGCTGTAGACGATTGATCTGATTCGACCATTCTTCCATGGCATTCCGAATCAAGAAGTCTTCATCGTTCATGATCGTGACTGTCCATTCGGCGAATGTTCTATCACCAGCTAACTTCATTTGACGACCAAAGTAAAACACTGGAATGACTCCAAGATCAGAGCCAGGCAGCTGAGCTGCCTGACACATGAATCTTGTTTTTCGATCTCCATCACTGTTCGCGGGATTTGAAATATCCACTTGGAACAGATTTTGTCTTGCACCGCCAAATTGTAGCTGGCTTCTCATTTCATTGATATTAAAAGCCATTTACTTTCCTCCTACGTTTATTTTTATTTATTAGAACTGGCCAGCGATTTCATTGAACTCGACACCAGATCTGACGGCGACGAAGTTTAGCTGAATGAAGTTGATCGACTTAGCAGGCTTAATGTAGATGTCTCCAACAAAGCGATTGCTGTCGATAACTTCAGCAGTATTATTCGTCTCGTCACAAACCACGCGGAAGTCAAAGATTCCACGACGACCTTGAACGTCGCGAAGATATGGTTCAACTAGATTTACAAACTGTGATCTTGTGAAATCGTCGTTGAATTCAAATAGCGTAGAGTTTGAAGCTGTTGCAATCGCCTTTTCAAGAACAATAAACAAGCGACGTACGTTAATACGGTCGAATGCACTTGCACGACCGAGGAGAGTCTTATCTCCGTAGAGTACTGTGCCTTGACCCGGGAATGTCACGATTGGATTGACATCATTCTTATACAGAAGATCTCTTTCAGTTTTTCCAGGGCTGAATGCCAACTTCACGAGGTTTTTAATTTGACCGCGAGTAAATCCAGCAGGAGAGAACCAAGGATCTTTCAGGCTATCACTGCGAGCAGTAATACCAGCAATATCTCCGTTCAAAGGAATGTAGCGATATACGTCAGCATACTTGTCGTACTGATACTTGTAACCAGAATCGAGGAATGCATATGAAGTATTACGCAGAAGATTTCTGAAATCTACGATGTTCTGAGCTTGTGCGTTTTCTGTTGCGATACCTACAACATCAGAGTATGCAGGAGAAACGAACACTACGCAATCCTTACGAACTTCTGCAATGTTGTCGATCAGATAGTTAGCTAGCTGAACATCGTTTGTTCCGATTGCTTTCCCTTGAAGAATAAGAGAAACATCGACTGTACTTGCATCTGCGAAGAGATCGTATGCAGCACCAACGGCTGCCATTGAAACAGTACTTTCTGTCGCGCCGTCTGTTCCGCGAACGAACGACTTCGTATAAGTCGTCGTATTGGTCGAGTTAGCAACGGTTGAGAGAGTATTCGAAGCAGCACCTGAGCGATCGTTTGTAGCCCAAATCCAGCGTGAGAAGTCGTTGATCGCTGTCTTATAATAGTTAGTTGTACCATCTTCTTTCTTGGCATCTGTGGCGCGCGAAAGGTTTTGGTAGATTTCAAGAACTTGACCAGGTGTTCCGCTGATTAGACCATCTTCGTCAACCACAACAACTGAAACTTCGTCTTTCGTAGAAAGTCCGGCGTTTGTCATCGCTTGAGATACACCTGGAGCAGAATCTACGGTGTTGAAGTATTCCCATTGACGTGTCAAAGAGTTTGCGCTGAAGTTAGTTGACTTGTTCCAAGTTGAATCAAAAACAATATTAAAGAAGATATTTGTACCATCGTCGGCTTGTGCGCCTTTTGAGGTGACCTTCATATTCTGCTTACCAATAGTAGTATTACCAACTTCTACGAAGTCACCAACTGTTAGCTTGTCTCTTACTGCAGTAACTGCAAGACGTGCTTGAGCGAGCGTAAGGCCAAGATCAGTCGCTGATTGTTTTGTAAAATATACGTCTGAGTTAGCTGCACCGTTCGAGATGGCAACGTTTGCTCCACCAGATGTTAACGAGAGAGTAAAGCCGGTTGTATTCGCTCCAGTAATGAAGTACGATGTACCTTCTGATAAACCTTGAATGCTATTCGCGGTCGAAGAAGAGCCCTTTGCATACCATACTGCATCGCCATTCGTAAACAGTGTATTTGCGGTTGCAAGAGAGATAAAGTTAGCTGATACGCCGTTCGATCCAACTGTTCGTGCTGTCGTAGCAGCTGCTACACGATCTGCGAAATCGTCGTTAGACCATACGAAGACAACGTTAGCAGTATTGCTGCCGACTGAAATCGATACATTCGCTGATGTAAGATCTGCAAGAGCATATGCGTTTGCAGTTGTTGAACCGTAAGAAGTATTGGTTTCGAATGTAATTGTTTCAGAAAACTGTCTATCGCTATCGCACATTGAAACTTTCAGAGAGTTACCGAGTGCACCAGGATAACGAGCTACAAACTCTGTTCCTGTAAATGTTGCATTCGCTGCACCTTTGTTTTCGAATTCTTCGGAGTTTCTAACAACTACGTTTGATGCAACGACTGCAGCTGTATCACCAGCATAAGCAGAAAGAGTCGTAGTATTTGCAAAGAATGAAAGAACCGCAGAAGCGCTTGTAGTAGCTGCTCTCGAAATAGTAGTAGTGGTATTGGAAACCGCCGTAACGAAGGTATCATCGGGAATGCCATCGCCTTGTACGAGATTACCAACTGTAAGGCCAAGAGCCGCGCCGTTCGATGTGGCAAGCGTAGTATTACTACTAAGAGTAACAGTCGCTGTATTAGAGAAACCTGTTGTATTGGCAGCACGCGAAACATATAGAGCATTGCCATAAGAAAGGAAGTTTGCTGCTGTATAGAAAGTTTCGTAGTTGTCCGAGGTCGGTTTACCGAAGCGATTTGCGAGTGTATTTTCTGAATCTACAAGAACGAACTTTCCGACTGGTCCCCAACGAAATACTCCGCCAAAACCTCCGACCGTAGTCGCAAGTGCTGGAACAGTAGTTGTAAGATCAATTTCGGAAACATTGATTCCTGGGCTGACTTGAAACGCCATTGTTATCTCCCTTTAAAGGTTAGTCATGTAAGTTGCATTTGCTTTATTTATAACTTCAAAAAATTAGGAGATCTGTTAACAAAAGCTTTCGGTAAGCGGATGTTTAGTCGTTCCCTAGCAGAATCTAAATTCTCAGATAGTAGTTCATCATAATTTTCGGCTAATAGAAACTTAGCCCTTTTGCCATTTCGATACGCTTCATACACCATTCGAATTCGAGTAAAAGCTTCAGAAGGATGTCTTATCAAAAGTGTGAATAAGATACTTAAACTAATTACTAACCATGCAAGCGAGCGTGTTTGTGCATAAGAAAACATGATCATGCACATTTCTCCTTCTGCAGTCGTAGGATAATTTGTTAAAATGTGCCATATATCATGAGTATCACGGTATCTTCTTGCCATCCAACTGTAAGGATGTTTAGCTTCAATCCATTGATCAGCAGCATTTTTTCTACTCATTGCTACAATAGCTAATCGATGGTGCTGAAAACAATCAGCAGCTGCTTTGCCAACAGATTTTTCAGGCCTATTCACAAGACCAGGCAAATATTCTGATATTTCTTCAGACTTATATGCCATCTCTCCGCCCGTTCGAGTTTCGAGCATCTTTTTATATGTGTACTTTAGAGAAGGACCGCTGCCATGGCGTACTACTTGTAAAATAAAAATTAAAGCTTTTCCAGGATTATTCAGTGCATACTTCATGGGTTTAATTAATTTTCTGAGATTAAGTCCGTATTCATCTTTCATATCAAAAGTTTCCTTCAAAGAATCCCATCTTCTTGGCAACCCAGAAATCGTCTTTTGGTCCACCGTCGAAGAGTGGTTCGTTTACTTCTTCGTCATGTGCATCATCGCCTGTACTCATCAGTCCAAATGGTAGCATCTGTTGCTCGAGCATCTTCTCATTCTGCTCATAGATTTGCATACGAATATCAACATTCGTAATTTCTTTGAGATAAGGCTGCGTAGTCA